CAATGTCCGAATAATAGCAAGAACCTATCGCTGCAGCAGTCTGTCCCATCTTAAATGGTACTGAAGCAACAGAAGGATTGTAAAGAACCTCGTCAATATATTGCCAAGTAGCAGTTGCATTTGAACCTGTCATCCAAACACCACCGACTTTGATTCTAGCTATTCCGTTTCCACCATCTCCCCTCAACCATCCTTTAAGACGGTAATAACCAACTTCTATATTGTACTGATAAGCATAACTAATATTCCCTGTACTAGCATTTACTTCCAATACTTGTCCTCTTTCTGGGTCAGAATATTTTGATAATACACATCCAGCACCATCTTCAATCCAATCGTCAGTCCCTGTCTTTTGCATCATTCCATCTGCAACTGTGTTTATGTATCTAGCCTCGCTCTTGAAGTCTACTGCTGTGTAAGGTTGTCTTGTCTGATACTCTTCGTATAGTTTAGCAACATCTTCTGCTGAGAGAGCCCTATTAAACACGATAGCTCCTGTCGATTCTCCTGTGAAAGAGCCAGAAGTTGCGTTACCAAAGAACCTTGCAGTTGCTGCTGTGGCAATATTTCCTGCTGCTACTGATGCCTGTAATACCCCGTCCCAATATATCTTTGCATCTGCCCTGTCGTCACCATCTCTTACACAAACTAAATTATGCCATTTATTATCCCAATAGGTTGGATATATTTTATTGTCTTGACCTCCACCTATCAATGTTTGAAATTGAATACCATTGGAAACCAGTAATATTACAAAATACGGTTCTCCGGTTTTGCTTTGGAACAGGTATTCTACTACTGCATTACTGGTTTTAAACCAGATAGACATCGTAGTCTGTGCTGCCGTTATGTTGGAACCCACATCTAAGTAGCCAATAGAACTAACGCCCTTGTAAGCCCTACCCTTCTCTGAGTTCTTCAAGTATCCTGAACCAACAACAGAAACAGCATTGTTCCCTGATTGGTCTTGGAAGCTTCCTTTCGTGAAGTCTAGCTCACACGTTATGTTGCCTATATATTTATCGTAAATGCTCATACGTTTAGGTTAGAAAACATTTGGTTTGAAAGTTCTTTTATTTGTGTTGGTGTCCATGCAACTCTTTCCAACATGGGGAAACGGATAGTCCCAGCCCAGCCATTGGTATACAACTCATTACATCCAAGGGTAAACCCAACATCTCCAGTGCTTGGTGTGAATCCTGTCCTCCCTAGCGAACTTCCAGATAATTCACCGTTCACATATACATAGTAATCATAGGTAGCTCCGTTGAAACTATAAATACAAGCTACATGATACAGTCCTTTTGACGGACCCATGCCTGCAACAGATACAAGCCTTGAACTCCCTCCATTATCACCAAAGAATATAAGGGTATCTGTTGTTGCGTTGAGGTAACAAGCGAGTCCATTTGAATCTGTGTCTTTAAGCGTAAACAAATAATCATTCGCAACACTCCCTATTGGCTGTACCAACGCACCGAAAGAATAACTTTCACCAGCGGCTATCGATAATGTTCTTGGCACTCGGGCACTGTCTCCTCCATCCATGCTTACTCCATTGTTCTCTAAAAGAGTCGGATAAGTCGTTGAAGTCGAACCATCACCCCATTGTATTTGGTCAGAATTTATTTGTCCCAAATTAGAAGTGACCTCTTTCGAAACTCCTGCATCGAAGTAATGACTCCTTAAAGGTAAAGCTATCTCCATCTTACTTGCGTCTATCTCTGTGAATGTGTCTCTTTGGTACCAGTCAAGATGTTCGTCTGCTGTTGTAGCCCTGTTTAAAACCTCAACACTGTGGACTACGCCGTCAAAATAACTTGAACCCACTACTCCTACAAGAAAGTTTACACTCTGCTCTATGGATACAGCGTCTGAAAGTGTCATTATTGGTGTCGTACTTCCGTCTTTATAAACAGATACCGCAGCACCACTCCTAGTGATAGTAAGTTGTTGTTTTATTCCTGCCAGATAACCACCCCCCAAGTTCGCTGTTGTGCCTCCTACCCTCATCCACAGGGTATCACTGATAGAGTACATCGCTAATCTACCAGAACCACCTAATGTGTACTGACCCCAAAGCCCCTGTATGCCAGTTATAGTATCTGGAGTGAACGAGATTCTTACAGTAAAATCACCCCTAGGGACAACAGGTAAAGGAGTGGAGATGTACTGATTGATACCATCAAGAGCCATCCCATTATTTACTGTTGGAGCATTATACTTTGTCCAACTATTTTTAGAGAACCACTCCTCGTTCACGAAGCCCTCTCTAAGCAAGACCCCTTCTGATTGTCTTTTCGGGTATGTAAGCATGTTTATTTAGTTAATTCTTTTAGTTCTTGCTTTAGTGCCCATGTAGCCTTAGCTTCCTTCTCTATCAATGCTACCTCAGAAGACGTAAGCCCTACTTTCTTAGCTACACTTAAATAGCAAGGGTCTTCTTTTAGTTCAACTAAAGCTGCCTCAGCCTTAGCTTTAGTAAGTTCTGGCTTTGGTGGTTTTGGTGGCTTAGGAGCTGGCTCCTCTTTATCTACGAAAGTTTCTTTAACTCCTAGTTCGTATAGAACTGGTGCTACCTCTTCGTAAGAAGGCTTCTTGTCCTTTAGGACATCTGTTATTACTTTTGACATAATTTATTTAGTTATTTAATTAAACTGCTGTAAGCGTGCCACCATCCAAAGTGCGAAATTCAACATAGAACATAATGTCCGCATCTATTGGAGCGTCTGTGGTTGTATATGTGAATCTGACAAAAGTGTCTGCTCCATTCTTTTGAGTGACTATAAATGAGTTAAAAACATCGGAACCTTCATAAGTTTGTTCTATCACGCTGCCTGCTGTGGCATCATTTACATCAAAAGCATTTGCAGCCAAACCTGTTTTTGCGAAAATTGTTCCAACTGACGCTCCACTCAACACTCCAGTCGCTGCACTAATCTGTACAGCAGCAGTGCTATCATATAAATCAAACGAACCAGCTGTTAAATTTGCCAGAGTGGTAGCTCTTGTTACTTCTCCCCAAATTCTATAAATTTGAACTGAGTTAGTAATTTGGAATAGGTTTACACTTGCTGTCGTATTGTTGGCAGACAGGGTTATGTCTTTTTCATCTATCTCTCCAAAACCCCTGTGTAGGTGGTCATAAGGTGAATCATCAACTATATCTGCTGTTCCTGGTCCTTGTGTATTAAGGGCCGATATTACTGTTCCTTGTGAACTTGTATGTACTGTCATAATTTAATTGGTTAATGTTTAATACATTTTCTTTAGATATACAGCTAGGTCTGATGCTGCTCCTGCTCCTGTCGACCACTTTACCCTTACATACTTAAAGGGAACTGGAGAGTCGGCTATCGCCATAAAGTCTGTATCTACCCAACTAGCCACTCCAAACAGTGCACTAGTTACGTCCTGGTAAGCGCATGATGCTGCTGCTGTTCCGTCGTCTTGGCAAGTAGCTTCAACTGTTACCGTAATCGAAGAGGCATCAATTGTCATCTCCCCTTGCAAGGCAAAGTTCTTGAACCCACTCATATCAAAATACAACTCATCGGAGCTGCTGGCTGTTAAGGTGTCGTCTATTAAGGTTTCCCCTACATATTGAGAACTTAAAGGATTAACCTCTGCACTCTTATTAGACTGTGTAAGTGAATCGTAAGCGTCATCTCTCACCATAGCGTGCCTGTATTGAGTCATCGCTATAGCTCCTTTATCTAAGTCGTTCACCGCGTCCCCTGCTGCGTTGTAGTAACCCATAACAACTTGTCCTTGGTCTGTCCCTGCTACAAAAGCAGAGTCATCTAAGTCAGCTCCTCCAATTGTTTGATCTGAAGGTAATACCACTGGTAAAGAAGCCGCCATTGCCTTTTGTCCAAGTGTGATAGCTGTTCCACCAACTTGATCTAGGTTAACATTAGAAGCGATAGTGGTACCACCACTTGCTAACGCACTCCAGATATTATATGTAATTGTTTCGCTCGCTGTAGCATCAGCTTTCACACCGATGATACGTCCTCTCATGTAGTCAACAAAGTATTGACCATCACTAAGGCCTTCAGCGTATTCTAGTTGTTTAGCCCAATTCTTTGAGTATTCAACCGGACACATAACCTCTTCTGTAAGAGTTGTTCCTGTACCGAATACTAAAGAAGAGTTGTAATGGAAGATCTCAATCTTCTCAATAGAAGTATTATCAAAAGATCCAAGTGTACCAACCCAGTCCTGTGTCTCTGTTAACCTATTATCCACTATGTCTATAGTGTAACTGTCAGAAGAATCAGCTACACCAAAAATCCATCCGTACAATGTTGCACCGGTAGTATCTGTAGCTTTAAGTACAAATCTTTTCACAGTCCCTGTAACACTTTCAAACATCTCCTCAAGATCCTTATTAGGATCATAGATAACTACAGCTGCACTTCCAGCAGTCTCTGTTAAAGAAGTTACCCAGAAGTCCGTAGCCTTTGTGCTACCAGCTGAATAAGCTGTGTAAACTCTGTTTTTGTCAAGCCCCCAAAATGAACCGACCTGGTCTCCTTCGATAGAAGAGATCGCTTTTAAACCTGTGGAATTTATTGTAATGGCTCCCGCAGCAGCTTTACCATTGTAAGTGAGAGTCTCTGACTTACTGACAACCTGTTGTGCTTCTACTGTATCAACAGGAAGCGGTTGTGTAGGATCAATAGTCTCACCATACTGATTTCTCAGTTTAGTATTTTCCATACTGTATTTGTGTTAAATATTTATATTTGTTTTTAGAATCGCATTAAGCAACTCCTAGAAATTTTAAGATGTCTTTCTTTTTTGTTGTCTTATCAACAACCATTCCTTTCTCATGTGCATAAGCTTTCATCTCAGAGAACCCTTCAGGCACTCCCATCTCTGTAAGCTTCTTAGCAACTACCTCCTTTCCCAATTCTTCAGGGGTCTCCTTTTTAACAGGCTCTTTCTTCCCATCCCTCCACTTAAGTAATTGTGCATGCGTCATCACCTTCCCATTTATAATCCATGTTTGTGTTGAACTCATATTATTTTACGTTATCTAATAATTCTAAAATCTGTCCAGCAAAGAAGATCTCAAAGGCTTCACACACAAGTCCTCTAAGATAAACTAGTTCCTCGTCTGTTAGTTCAGCAGCTTCACAACCATATATCTTCTTATTGAGGTTGTATCGTTTCACTACTTCTTCTTCCGGTTTACCACCGTCATTACGTAGTAGCGCCTTACAAAGCATAGCTCCAAGCGTAACTACCTTCTCCTCTAATCTTTCAATCTCCATCTCCTTCCCTTCTATCTCCTCCATCACCTTGACAGGAGACTTAGCCTTTACTATCACACCGTCTTTGTCCAGAATATTCTGGTTCAGTTGAATTACTTTCATCCCTTTTTGGTTAAATTAATAAACTTAAACTGAAGGGCAAGTAAGTCTTGCCCTAAAGATTTAAACCGATTAAGCTAGTGTAGCGGTTGCGCTAACAACTACCCAGCTAGCACCTCTAAACTCAAGTAGAGCAGATTGCCCTACAGCAGAGAATGTAATAGTTGAGTAACCCAACAGGTTTGATGGAGTCAATGTTCCATTTCCTGTATAAGCACTACAATAAATAAGTTTTCTTTGTCCTTGGTTACCGTCTACAAGCGTACCTGCAACAGCTCCATTACAATCCCAAGCAGTTGTTTGGGAAGTAACGTCTACTGCACCTGCTCCAGTAAGAGCCTGAGGTGTCTGTGTGTAAAGTACAGGTTTAGCAATTTCTACTAAGTCCCCATAAACATCAATTACTGTTTGTAGTGAACCACCTGCAACAGCAGATAGTCTCAAGAATCCAAACTCTGCACCGTTAGCTGGGTCATCAATAACTGTCTGAATATTTGCATACTCTATACTAGTAGTAGCATCGTTTTGACCGTACATTGGTATCTTACCAACAATATCTAAAGGTGCTGGAGTAGCGGATATTGTTTCAAGGTAAAGAGTCTGTCCATCTGCACCGTCATTCTCGTAAGTAAAGCCAGCCTCTCCAGGAGAAACTGCCATGTCTGGTTCACTCTGTAAAGCACCAGCGCCATTAGCAACGAAAGAAAACAAAGCCCCTGCTTCAGAACCCCCAGTAGGGTCTCCAAGTACAGCGATTGTCTTTGCGTATAATGTCTTCACAGCACCATCGTCGTTTCCGTAGAAATTCTGAATAGCAAGTGCATCATCACTAGCTGGACTAGCTGAGTCATGGAAGAAGTCTAACACTGCTCCTGTAGCTGTATCGTTCACAGCTTCGATTTCTGTTCCACTTGGAACTCCACCAGCTAACCAAGCAGCAGTAGTACCATTAGAAGTAAGAACTTGCCCTGTTGTACCAACAGCAAGCTCTGAAGTGATACCAGCAGCATCACCTACGTAAATAGACCCTTGTGTAAGAGCCTCTTGAATGTTCCCTTTGATGTTACCACTAGAATCAATTACTTGAGTAAGTGCGCCAAATTGGCCATCTTTTACCCAATAACCTCCACCAGTAGCAACAAATCTTTCTTTGTGTGCCATATTTTTTTGTTTTAATTTATATTTGTCCGGGTGACTCCCGGTAGGATTTCCTATATTACAAGGCCCTCGGTACTGAAATTTAAAATTGTACGCATGTGTGTTAGGTAATTTAATTAATAAAGGGGTGAGAGAGGAGAATTACCCTCCTCTCTACTTGCTTCCGTCGAACCCCAAAGGTATATTTGAAAGACCAGATTAAGTTGTACCGTTACTTCCATATATACTATAGCTCATGTTGACACAGCCTTGTTTCCAAAACCCAGTTACATTAGTTCTAATAGACTCGTTACTCTCTTTGATAGGCTCACGTAGAGTAGGATACTCTCCGATTCCAACCTTAAGAGGATTGTCTAGTGTTGAATCCAACATAAACCAGTAAGCTTTATTAGCAGCACTGATATAAGGAGTCTCAATGATTGTAAACTCTCCTTCGTAAATGTTGATGTCAGCTACTGCTACTGGGCTAATACCCATAGCAAACAATCTTTTAGCTAGTCTTGAAGCAGCAGAACCTTTCTTAACAACGATTGTATTGAAGTTAAGTGGCATAGGTTTACCAGACGGATCTGTAAACGCTCCTGCGTATTCTAGTGCTGTGTCTACCTCGTCTTCTGAGAAGGCAGCAGTTACTCCATTGTCGAATGTACCACCTGAGTTCCATGTATGTGAACCACAAATCTCTACTCCATCTGGAGCAAGATAATCTGAAGTGTTATCAAAGGCCTCATTGTACATTTTGTGCATCTCAACCAATAGGAAGTTAGTGTTATCCTTAATTAGTTGATCTCTTTGACGCATTAGGAACTGATCTACTTTCATAGTAGAGTCGTTACCGTCACGTCTGTAAACTTGTTCAGGTAGAATTACCGCTCCACCAAATCTCTTCTCTCTGATTGTTACTGTGTAACCCTCTTCAAGAGATAGAGATGGAGGTGTCTCAAGTTCACCAAGTAGTTTAGAACCAGTCAACCCTTCAGTAGAAGTGTAAACTTCGAATACCTCTGTAGTTGAATAGATGTCGAAAAGTTTCGAATCCATGTACTGATCCATACTAAGCTGTTGTGCGTTGTCGAAAGATTCTTTTAGATCTTTGACAGCAGACAAAGCATAAGCTGTACTATCCATATCTTTTTGTTTTTATAAAATAAATGTTTGTTTTGGTCCGATCTATACTAGAGGTTTGTTGATTCTTACTCTGATACCAGCAGCGACACCAGCAGTTCCTGCATCTTCAGAAGCATCAACCTTTAGTACGTCTGTAGTAGACTCACCAACGTCGATCTGTTGTACATTAGCGTTTACAACTAGGTCAACCTCAGTTCCTTTTTGAGTTACAGCAAATACTGCATCTCCTGTTCCTTCTAGCAAGAAGTCGTTTCCTACAGTCACATCACATACTGTTTCCCCATTAGCAGAACCTTTAGGACAGTATGCAAGTGCAGTGTGGGCAGCAGTTCCTTTCACGATAATACCGTTAGTTAGACCTACGAGATCTCCTGCTTCGATAACTGTCGCAGTAGCAACAGTACATCGCATAGTCCTTAGCTCTTCGCTAGGACCTACAACTTTGAAATCCATGTTTTTTATTTGTTAAGTAATTTTCTTAGACCTGGGGAGAAATATTTCGGATCACTGAACTTAGCCTTTCTAGCTGCTGTTGCAGGATCGTCCATTTTATTTACCTTGTTAGGTAAACCTCCAGATACTGCTGTCCCCAGAGAAGCAGACTGGATTTTCTTTTGACTTATAGAAGGATCAGATTCATCCCCAGTAAGACCAAGTTTAGCCTTCGCTAGTATGTACGCATCTAACAACTTAATCGGTTTACCTGCACGTATGTACGTGTCGATAATCTCTTTAGTCGCTAACTGCACACCACCAGTAAAGTCTGAATGCGTATCCCTAAACGAATTAAAAGCATTGTGAATTGTCTGATTCACCTTAATACTTTTTATCTCCGCTTCAAGTTTTGAAACATCAGAGTTATTCCCTCCCGCATTCTTAGCCTGTGACAATTCCTGCTTGACCGAGTCAAGTTCAGATTGTAACTTACTAGCGTACGATTGAGTCTCTCTCCAAGATTTCTCCGCATCTTCAACACTTTTAAATTGTGATACCGGCTTTTCCGGTTCACCAAATACTGTGTCACCTGTCTCACCTTCAGGATTTCCACTTGTAGTTTCTTCACCCTCAGGTTTACCATTAGGCTCCTGTGTAGTCCCTGGTTCAGTTGGAGTTTCAACTATGTTGTCTCCATCACTACCAGTCTCTTCAGCCTTAGCTTCAGAGTTTCTGTCTTCATCCATAAACAAAAGTTAATATATAAAGCACCATTAAAGGCACTGTGGTAGCTATGAGAGGGACCAGAACTCATAACCACCGCAGCGACCTTAATCGCTGGGAACAATTCATTTCTCTTGCTCCTTTGTTTTTGTTTTTGTTTTATGCTTATCCGCTTTTTCGACTGCGGGAATAATTTTGCTCATTTTCCACACTACTTCCTTTATATCCATCTTCCCTTCAAACATATATGAATCCATAATGTCTCGGATATAATTGTCTATCAATGTCTTCAAGGCTTCCTTAGTCTCTATTAAATCATAATCGTTCAGCCTTGATAACGATCCTGCTTGCCCTTTAGTCAAAGGCTTCCTCTCATATACTACTTTCACTTCCCTGTTAAATATCATACTTGTGGTTGGTTAATCCCTGCATTTGCTAATATATCTTCTGTCGCTACATCTTCCGGTATAGGCTCAGCTTCTGGCTCTGTACCTGGAGGATTAATACCTGCCTGTTTCAATAACTGTTCAGTAGGTACATTCTCATCTATCTCAGGTTCCATTGTCTCAGCTGTCTTCACCATCTCATTCTCATTCAATCCATTCTTCTTAGCTAACTCCTGTCCTATATATGTCCAGTTAAGTAACTGTCTCAATTCTGGGAACGCTGCCATACTCTGTAATGCGTTATTAAAGTTCTGTCTATCAACCTCTTTACTAGTACTCAATGTACTACCTGTAACAGCTTGTACATCCATCTGTGCGTTAATAACATCAGGCTTAGCTTGGAAGAAACTTAACGCTCCTTTACGATCAATGAACTTTAAGTTACCCTTGTCATCTTTAATAACATCAACATCAGGTACACGTATATCCCTGTATCCCATAGTCTTAGCCACTAAATTCTCCTCAGAATCAAACATCATCTCCACTCTCTTCTCTGAATAAAACTGCTGGATATTAGCTAACCTCATCTTTGCGAAAGGTTCTAACGCTGTCCAATCAACTAACCTTAGGCCCATACCAATACGCTTCAAGAACTTCTCCTGCTTTAACGCTGATCTAGTAGCTGTCTCTTCCTTACTAGAAGATAAAGCCCTTGGATCAATACCTGTATAAGCAACAATGTCACTATTCAATACATCCCTTAAACCAAAGATACCACTAGGTACATCTCCTAAATCCATTACCTTTACCTGATTCACATCACCTAAATGCCAAATAGCACCAGGAGCAAACTCAATATCTTCATCCTCAAAGTCTGTTGCACCTACTAATATAGGTCTATTAATATTAATCTTAGACCAGTCAGCTAAGTTGTTACTTAAGAAATTCTGCTCCTCAATATTCTGTTTCAATACCTTGTACTCACTTCTACCCCAGAAGGAAGCCAACTCTTCGTAGTTGACAAACCTAACATAAGGTATCTGCTTGTGTGCATACGGATTAGGTGTGTCCCTAACCAGTACACCATTAGCAACTATGTAATACGCATCAGCTAGTTTATCAAAATGTTTCACTAACAATACTCTATTACTAGAAGTCTGTCCTTCTATAATACGTTTCTGTTCCTCTGTTGACATGTAAGAAATACCGAATGGGTAATTGTAACTATAGATATTCTCAGGAGTTACCATGTCAATGTTCTCCTTTATAAGACTATCATCATACTCAGCACTCATTCTCCATTCATCGTAATCAACTTCCTCTATCTCAGTTGTCCATCTAGCTGTCTCCATATCCTCTGCCCTAGCGTCAGGGAAGAATCTTCTATGGTCAATACAGGTCAACATTAAATCGTCAAAGTCGTAATGCACTCTAGCTTTCTTCTCCATAATAGGATTACCTTCTGCATCCTTTACGAACTTACCATTCTTATCTTTCTTAGGTACTAAGTCAAATACTGTTCTAACTTCTTGTACATACCCTTCTCTTCCTATCCCTGTACCAGTAATATCTTTCCATAAGAAACACTTGTACAAGTTGTAATTGAATCTACTGTTAGCAGTTGAATGATTATACGCAGCCTTTATAGGAGCTACATATCCTCTATCACTCTGCTTAACAGGCATGAATCTAATATCAGGCATAGCACTTAACTCCTCAGCGATCTTATTCTGTACCACACTGAATAGAATAGGATTCTTAATATTAGCTAACCCATCTGGGGATCCTGCTAATACATTCTCGTATTCTTCTAAGGCTTCAGAATGATCCAAGTCAATAAGACTCTTAGCATCTTTGTCGATCCTGAACCTTTCAAATACCTTATCAACAATCTCTTGATGCTCTTTACTCTGTGCATTCCTGCCTTCAGCTTCTTCACCTATCTCGTGAATGTCCTCTACAGTAATCGGTGTTTTATTTTTTTCCATATTTCTTTTTATGTTTAATATCCTATACTAGAACTACGAACCCTCTTGAGCATCCTTGTCTTCCTGTTCTTCTTCAACTGTTGCCGTTTAGCGAACTGTTCAGGTGTAGGTAACTGCTTCAAAGCTTGATACGCTACTCCTAAACTCATTACACAATCATCATAATACTGTCCCCTTGGTGCATTAGTAGCACCATTCTCGTCATACTCGTACTGCCACATCTCTTGTCTGGTATCCTTATCAGTCAACTTAATCTCTCGATCCCTTAAGGCCATCTCTAAATCCCTTACCAATAAAGGCTTAGTCCTCTTAGTACTACGCCAACCAATCTTCTCAGTCATGCGATCAGTCTTCTTATCGATAACCTTCCTCTTATATAAATTATTATATCTCTTCTTCGCTATGTTCACTGCTACAACTCCTACATTGTTATCCTCGATAGCCAGTACAGCAGTGTTCCACCGCCTAGCTAATACAACAACGTCTTCAGAAGCATTTATCAAAGGCTTCCTACTCCTATATATACATACCTGTTTACCATCACTCTTCCTTAATACCTGTGCTACACTATAATCTCCTTTCTCCAACCCTTCAGCTGGATCGAATCCTATAGCATACATCTCAAACGGATCAACTTCTTCACAATATAATTCTCCTAAATCTCCTTTCTTCCAATCAGCATTATGTAACTTTAAGATCTCTTCAGGGAATACCCTTCGTGTACTCTGTTCAAAACTACCTTCCATCTCCGTCTGCCACTGTCTCTCAGTATAACCAGGTCTCTCTTCTTCAAACCATTTATCATCTCTATCAGGATTATCACTCCAGTGTATCATCTGCTTCTCCATACTCTCTTCTCCTATCCCTATACACTTATGGAAACCTGTCTCTTCATAATGATGCCATAACCTAGCAAACAAATTCTCTCCTCCTTGATCCGGTGCAGTACTCTGTATTATCAAACTACCTCCTGTACTTAACGTAGGCTTCAACGCTGCAAACACCTGCTCCCCCCATGGGATAAACGCTGCTTCATCTATCACTACTAACGTACCAGCTCCTCCTCGTCCTGACTGCTCTGTAGCTGGTAAAGACTGGATCCTTGAACCATTTCGGAACCCTAAGATACTCTTACTATCCTGGTCAGCCATCCTCTTCAACCTAAGAAACCTAGGTAAAAGATCGTGCATGAACCTAACCTTATACAATAACTCCTGTGCATCCTTCTCTTTCCTACTCATCAACAGGATCTCAGCATCATCTTTGAAACTAGCTAACCATAAACTATACGCAGCTATTAACCAACTGAACCCCATCTGCCTACTCTTCAACAAAACACACTTACGATTAGATGCGAAATCCCTTAACGCCTTCTCCTGATAAGGAAAAAGATCAAATGGTATCTTACCATGTAAAGGATGTCGCAACTTACAATAAGTCCGTATAAAATAAATACACCCATCTATTCCTGCTGAACACTTCTGGGTCTCTATGTCCTCTAAGAACGTAACTTCACTCATTCATTTTCTTCTTGATTGGATTCTTCTTCTTGACTTTCTTCGACTTCTTCTGCTACTATTTCTACAGTGGCACCATTGTTCAACTCTCCAGGCTTATCCTTTAATAACCCGATAAATTCATCTACGTCTAACTGTCCACTACTCTCTAATATCCTAACCGCTTCAACTAACTTTAACTTTAACTCTTCCGGACTCATTAAAGAAAACTGACTCTTCTCTATGTTTTCATTAACCACCTTCTCACTACCTAACCCTTTCAACTTCATCATTACCTTGTACACGTCTATCAATACCTTCTTATCACCATCTGCCTTAGCATCTCCTTCCAGATCTAACAACGACGTGGTTAAATAATCTTCCGTAATATCCTTATTCATAATATATAATTGATGCTTTACAGCGTATAAAACTATGGGGTCATTCATGTATCTACAAGCCATTACCGCTGACGATACCCTCCTCTTCTTCTCATCAGTGTTGCGTACAAGATTGTGCTGGTCTATCGTAGCCTCTATAGCTTTCACTCCATTAAACCCATTCTTAATGTACTCCTTAACAAACTCCCATCTTCTAGGCACTAAACAATATGGATTGTTAGCCCTGTACGTCTTCTTCCTCTTAGGATTCATCTTCTTCAACGCATCCAAGTATGCGAAATATTCATCATCATCTATGTTCGGATTCAACAAGGATTTAACACATACCTTCCCACGTGGCCTGGTTCCTCCTTTCCTATTACCAAACCTAGCCTGTATCTCATCCTCCGTTAAAGTCTGCTCCTCTCTATCCATTAGGGTAACTTTTATAATAATCTGCTATGTATCCTGCAACCTCTTCCCTCCTACGCTCATCTAAAAATATCCCCAATAACTGCCACTGCTCCTCCGCCATCTCCGGGGTACAATGCATGTCATACGTTAACTCCTCTATCCACATCTCCTTCTCTCTCTCTGGACTTATATCCCTAGGATACAACACATAATGGCTCATACTAGGGCAATACTCTCCTCCACTTGACATATTTGTTTTTGTTTTATTTATATAGGCACAGTTGTCCTTAACACTGTATACCTATTCCTTGTTCCGCCTATTCCCCTCGCTCACGCTCGTGGAACGCTTTTCGCTCCGCTCTAAGCTATACGGCGGTAACACTTGTACCTTATCGATAGCAACACCCTTGCTTCGCTACGCTCAGCAGGGTTAGTCAATTATGAGAATATATATTTATTTTTCTTTCTTGTTTTATCTTTGCCTCGCTGAATCCGCCCTGAGCATCTGAAAGATGCGAACGGGCCTTCTCTGTTGACCTTAACCAATCGTATACGATTAACTCAGGTCACTAGAGAATATTAGAGTATTAGCCTTTCCCCCCCCCTGTAAATTCACCTTTTTTAAAAAAAAGTGGGAAAAGCCAACCTGTCGTGATTATTTTAAACAGTGTGTATCTTGATAGTCCACGTTTACCAAACTATCACTTTCTTATGACTACCACTGAGTCTCAGTACAATATAATATTATACGGTATCTTATTTTTCCTTCGGGGGTTCTACGCTTCCCCTAGTGGCTTAGCTAACCCATCCGATCATTAGGCACATATTAACCACGCTCCTTTGGACTACCCCAGAATCTTATTCTGCCGGGCCTAGTAGGAGCGGTCGCTTTCGCCATTCGTCCTATTTTTCATGCTGCTTCTCTTACCCACCCCATTCACAGGGACTGAGCGATAAACCCAGAAGCACTTCTGTAGTAGGGAATATAAAGCGCCTACCGCCACTCCTACTTGCTCCCTGTTATGGGAGAAAAGTACTGATTGTATAGTTCATGGTCCACCGGATAAAAGAACCTGTGTTCTTCCTACCCCTCTATATTAATTATAGCGCCACAACTCATACTCGTCAAGTCTTTTAACTTGACACGCTTATCTCATATGTTTTGGCTTTACTAGTAACCACTCTTCAAATGTTAAGTTATCCTCTTCTACATCCCAATACTTAGCATACTCTTCTTCATCTTTCATCCTCTGTTTTTCTTCCTTATTTGGCCCCGGTGTTAAGTCTATTGATTTCATTATTGGTTCTCATGGTATCCTCCTCCACCTCCCCAGCTCTTATCCCTTCCTGGATGCTTATCAGCTAGATCCATTAACCTCTTCCCTATCTTCTGCTTCTCTGTTAGTCCTTCTTCAGGGTCTATCCCCATTGTCTTCATTAAGTCTTCTAGGTTCATTGTTGTTTGGTTAAGGCTTCTACTTTAAAGAACTCACAATCTTCAAACTTGGTATCATCCCAGTGTGTATCCCCTCCATCCTTTCTGAACCCATATCCGTATTCATGTGGAGAGTAGTAGTCATCTATACATAGTGCTACTTGTTCCTTACCTGTTACTGGATGTACTAGTTTTTTTACGTAACTGCTCATTGTTGTTTGTTAATTAGTTCTTTTACTTGGTCTAGACATTGATTGGCTATCCATAAAGGATAACAGATAGGGCAAACTTCCACTACCCCTTTATGTCTACTACACACTGAAACAGGATACATCTCCTCCAAACCCTCAAGGATTCTCTTTCGTTCTGCTTGGATTGCTTCTTGTAGAGCTAAGGTAATCCCATCTCTCATTATTTCAATCGAAGATGGGTGCATCCCTGTTATCTTCAATGCAACAACCAGCTCCTCTATTTTTTCTTCCTTTGTTTGTTTCATTTGGTTTGGTTATCAAGTATGTCTTTAGCTTCTGGTAGGCTTCTAAAATCTTCAAATTCATTTACAAACTCACTGACTAAATCATACACACAATACTCACATCCTCCGTCTGCTGTCTTCATTATCTCTATTATTTTCTTTGCTTCTTCTTTTGTCATAGTTGTTTAAAAGTTAATAGTCATCCCAGATATAACTCCAAGCAGGTACAGGGCAATAAGAGCAAACAAATACGTGTAATCTTCTTTTGTCATTGTTGTTTTATTTAATGGTCGGGGCGGGAGGAATCGAACCCCCTCCTCTGATACATATACCAGATGCTAACATTAACACTACGCCCCGATAGTACACATCGCCTTCAACCTTAGCTGGGTAGGGATTTGACGAGGGTCGGCGGGGAGACACCCCCACCCATACTCGTATAGTCACCCTACATGAGGTCGTCCTAGGACAGTAGCCTCTTGTTGTTCCTAGGAAACTTTGCGTCTACCTATTCCACCACCAGCTAATTGGTTGAAAGCAATAGAATTCCTTCATCAATCCTAAGATTGAAGACGATACATACTAATTGTTAAGTTTCTTGTCTTCCTTTGTTTGTTTCATTTGGTTTAGTTAGTATACAATCAGTATACAATCATTCTTTTGATGTATACAATATAGCTGGCTGTTAGTTCCCCCTTTCCACCGCAGTGTGCTTACACAGCTCCTCACTTAGCTTGTAGCCTCTCTATACAAGCACCAGCTAATTGTCAATTATTATCACAGGGGGAGCCTGTATGGTTGCTAACAGGTTTTGTCACTCCCCCTGGGTTGGGTGTACATATAAAGCTAGTACTGCTTTACGCTTCTGTGCCAACTCACTTCCACAACCTCTTAGAGCAACACCTGTTACCGTTCGTAACACCTAAGAGGAAAGTTTCACTTATTGTCAAACATACCACACCACGATGCCTTCATACCTTCCGTACAAGCCGGGCATATAAGATACCTACCCTTATAGTCATTGTCTGTGAACGCATCCCCGTAGAGGATGTCTATGTCCATGTGTACCTGCTTGTCATACTTCTCTTCGTGACATAGGTCACATGTAAAGGTAGTTCTCATACTGGGTTTTGTTATCTTCCCTATACTTATAGTATACCATATTACCCCTGCCTTTTCAAATTTTTTATATATTTTTTTACACCTAAGTACTTAAAGCCTTTACCGGGAATTCGGCAATACCCCCCTACCCCTTGATCTCGGTAAATGTTTTTACCTGACACTCACAGAGAGATGTCCATAACACTACAGGCCACCCCGTACCCGCTTGCCCTCAGATTCGAACATACTGGGAGGGGTAGGGTAGGGGTAGGGTAGGCCGCCTATTATAATTAAATGATCGACTTCACCCTCCGTTTGCTTTTAAACCGCAGGGGTATGCCAAAATTTAAGGGAAAGGGGTATGTAGTTTTAGTTTGCACAATGTGTCTTGTGCAAAGTAAACAGGCTAAATATGTATATCACACTATATTCTGTGCATTCTTGTCAAGTTTATGGTTCAATCGTATAAAATACCCTTGAAAAGTTTTCAAATGGCACGCTCGACGGCAATTGATCCCCCCTTATACCCCCTTGAATTCTCACTATTGCAGGCAATTCGTTGTATCACTGTTTTAACACGTTAAAACGCTACTTAAAATTTAAATCATCTATAACATATAAGTAATAACATTAAGCAACACAAAGTTAATCAAGTCAAGTTTATTTAATTGCTAGGTTTATGGCTTATTAAAGTCATTCTATTACATTATACATAGCTAATATTACAAGTAATGTAAAAAATACTATTGACGGGATTATAATTATCAGATAGAATGGTGATGCTTTCATTTATTATTTAACCAATTACAAAATGACTAGCAAACAATTATACATGCAATATTTAGTAAGCTTTGAGGGCTGGGCTAGTGATGATCTAGTGGATTGCACTGAAAAGGAACTGTTAAAGGATTGCAAGGCAAGCGGCCAAGAGTTTAGAGAGTGGTATGCTAGCAGGACTAACGGGGAAAGCGTATAAAATAATTATTATTTAACCAATTACAAAATGAAAACAACACTATCACACAAAGACGCATTCATTTTCTTATGCGCACTATTCATTCTTAGTTTACAAGTTGCGTGTTTAGTACAAATCTATTTATAAACCTATTAATTCATTAACAATTACAAAATGAAAACAACACAAGAAAACAAGGCCAAGGGGTATACTTTCACCAATAGTACTACTGAAGAAAGTATTACAGTTCCTAGTTTTAGAATGTTTGAGCTATTAAATCATGCATTACATGATAGAAAGCTAACAGTGAAAGGAATTCAACGGGTAGAATATGCAAAAAATACCTTTGGAATGGTAGCAACACTTTCAAACGGTGAAGAAATGTTTTGCAACGATTGCGATTGAGATCTATTTATAAACCTATTAATTAAACCAATTACAAAATGAAAAAAATGCAAGAAAAACAAGATTGGAGAAAACACTATCATATATTCGCAAATGAAACGGACGACTTTACTACTGATTTAAACAAGGCAAGGAAGATTTTTAAAGAGTATAAGAATGAAGGCTTTGACTGTATCAGGCTATATGAAGAATTCGAGCTATACGAGAACAACGAACCAACAGGAGATTTTAAAGATGGGAATTGCTTACAATCTATTGGAGATTTCCCTAGCTAACTTATAGCCAGCTCAGAGCCTTTTATTTAAAGGCTCAGACATGTTTATAACTTAACCAAACTAACATGAAAACAATGCAAGAAAAACAAGCAAGTAAACTATTCAAGCAATGGCAAGTACTAGATAAAGAATGGCAACGGCTAGATAATATTAGTTTTGAGTATAGTAATTCAGATACATATAAATTGTTAGAGTGTAATAGCCTAGGCATGACCTTAAACGATAACACTAGGCATGATCTAGGGGATAAGCAATTTGATATTGAAGAATTACAGAATGATCTAGAGGACAAAATAAATGCTCTAGGATATACGCTTGAGTTTATGGCCTTGCCTAGTAATACTTGGGGCTATGCATTGGCCCTAGCGTTATAATCAGCCTAGAGGGGCTTTTATAAGCCTCTCAGAGTGTTTATAACTTAACAACTAACTAACATGAAAACAATCAATCCAAACAGCTACTTCACGACAAGTGAAGTGAAAAAAGTATTAGATCGCAATCCCATGGGATATAGGGACAAGCGAGAAAGCTGTATCTTAAAAGCGTTTATGATTTTACAAAGCAAGCATGGTTATAGTGCTAACATTAGCGATTCTGATGTTTGCGATTATTTACATACCATGAAATGGCATTTATCAACTAACTAAAAGAAAGCGGGCTAGTCGACCCGCAAACCAGCGTGAAAAACTATTTACTAAACAATTACAATGGAAAATCCAAACTATCCAGAAGAGATTGCAAAGCAGGAAAAACGCTTGCTAGTTGCAAAGCAAATTCTAGAAATTGTTACTACATGGGAAGGCAAAGCATTAAACAAAAGACTTGCTACAGCTACAGAGAAAGCCTTGCCTGAGTATACTATCAGTTGGCATAAGGATTATAGCAATATAAAGTTTTGTGCATGGGGTAATGGTATAGATTATGATAATATGATCTCATTCTATATCCATGAACCAGCAGGCTGGAGCAGGTACAAAACAGTTAACGATTGCTACGTTGATTTAAAAGAGCAATGCGAAAACCTTATAAAGTATACAAAAGAAAGCATTGAAAAGTTAAATGCTGATAGTGGTAATTTTGAACTGTATCTTGCTGAGTTAAAAGAACTTGACAATAAGATTGCAGAGGCAAAAGCATTATACTACCCAGAAAAAAGCTATGTTACTAGGAGGGCCTTAAATGAGCGCTTGGAAAACTTTACTATTTAAATCCCAAACTACCCTTCGCTTCGCTCGACTTTAAATTTATTACATAAATCCAAAGCTATGCAAAACTTAATTAACAATTTCGAAACGGTGTTAAAATTTGCCGGCGTGATCATCGTTTTAGATGTTATCGTGTGGGTCTTAGCGTCTTGCGTGAGTGTGAACTAATTAACTAACTAACCCCTATTAAAATGGAAATGATTATAAAAGATTCTACCGAGTGTAAAGATCATAAAGGTCATACATTAACCGTATCTTGTTATAAAGATGGTGGAGTTTGTATTGAGTGTCTTACCTGTATGGAAGTTATCGCATACGATTCCGGTCAGCTTTCCTAGCGTGAGTGTGAATTAATTAACTAGCTTGAGATCTTATCTCAAGTGCAGATTGTAATTGCAAAGCAATTCAATCAACTATTATCAATTAAACCAAATCATTATGACCAAACACACAATATCCTTTTCTGAAGGATTCCAAACTTACCCTGAAATATCCGGAGAGCCGGACTTTCAATCCGAGTGCGAGCATTATAACGAACAGCGTATAGAAAAAGGAATGCCGGAACTTACAGAGGAGCAACAAGAAAAGCTTGCTGATGTATATGACTTTTCTTTTAGTTTCAATCTATACCGTATAGACGTTTCAAATGCCATTGAAGAATTCCTACTTGAAAGCGTTGCCCCTATACTAAAACCTTTTGGCCTTATAGTTAAAGGTGGATCGTTTTATACTCCTAGGGCATATAACTTTGAGTGCGATTCGTGCGATATTACATTTGAAGTTGATCTAGATACATTGCAGAGTAGAATGCCTGAGTTAAAACCTCACCTAGAAAAGTACTTTAATGAGGTAATGCAAAAGTCTTGCTCCGGTTATATCAGCTTAGAGCCTGAGTGCATAGCTGATATCGACTTTTCAGATTCAAGGGCTTACAGCGCAATTCTGTGGGCCATATTAGAGAGGACAGGCGAGCAGGAACTCAAATCTGAGCTTGAGGACATGCTTTATGACAATGCCTACAACTTTTATATACAAGCCTTGGACTGGGAAGCAATCGAGGCTGTAGCACTATCTTAATTATTTAAACCAATTACAAAATGAAAAAACAAGTACAAGCTACAATGGTAGAACACGTTAGCGAATATGGACAATGGCAATGGTACGAAGTAACATTTATGCCCCCTAAAAAGGCTGTAAAGGATTATATCGACAATCACTGCTTCTGTAGTCGAGAAGTTATTACTAAAACTTCTGGAGGTTACGAAGTGGAGGGCCTTGTCCGAGCATTTGAAATCACTATTATTTAAACCAAACAAAACCATGAACCACAAACGCTATACACTACGCCAAAGGCGTGATCTAATCGAAGGCATTAAAACATTCCTATTCGAATTCCTAGTAGCAATCCTACTAGTAATAGGAATGACGGCCACATTCTGTTACATTGCAGGGTATAGGCTAGTGTATTTTATGCCGGACTATACACCGGACAATATACAAAACATTCGTGAGGTATTGAGAGGAGATCTTGAACCTCAATATATTGAAATTTATTAACTAATCAAACACCATGAAAAACAAGAAAATCTTACATGCTCTTATAGCAGAGGAGATTGATATAGTTGAAAGTCTATACGATCTCTTTATCGCAGAGGACATGAGTTTCACGACCAGAGTTAGACACGTTGAGGAAAATAAAGAAATGAAAAGGCAACACGCTACCATGTGTAAAAAGCATAATGCCACAACAGAGGAGGAGAAAGCAAAGTTGATCCCTTACCTAGACCTAGCAAAGGTAGAAAAGAAATGTAAAAAGCATAATATGGTTATGCTACACGCTGAAGCCAGTATAATAGCTAAGCGAAACTTTATCTTTAAAGAGAAGCTGGAAGCCTTAAGGGGTAAATCCAATGAGGATAAAGATTTTTGGTACAAACACTATCCTTATGGCCTAGGCTTTGGGCCATACCTTGACGGCCTTAATTCAATGCTGGAAGCACTATCTTAATTATTAACTAAACCCCTATATGAAAACCTATTTACTAGTCCACCCCAACGGCACACATCAAACCATTGAAGCAAGCTCGCCTTCACAAGCTATTGATCTAGCTTTACAAGATGGCTGGCAACCAATGGAAGTATTAACAATGCCGGAACTAAAACAAGTATCAATTAACAAATAAACTATGTCAATCTTATTATCCATTGTACTAGGGGCGGCGATTTCGTTCGGTGTTATGTCGATCCGTATAAGCCGGACTGGATTCCTAGTGTCCATGTTCACACTGTTCGCTATATTAATACTCGCTAACGTAATTTCACTATGACCTACGAATTAAACTTGACTGTTAAGCAAGTTGCAAATCTCTTAACAATATCACCTCAAGCTGTCCGAAACCTAGAGAGGACAGGCAAGCTACCTAGTATCCGAACAGCAGGAGGACACAGACGATTCCCTTATGAAGACGTACAAACCTATGCACTAGGGACACTAGTAAGACAAGCCAAGCGATTAGGTATGACTAAATACCTAGATCTGTCCAGTCATAAGCGTTGACCGGACTCCCTTTAAAATGGTATAGTGTGTATACAAATCTTCAAT